TTGACCCATGGGAACCAGAGGACATTGAAGAACAGTATAAACTTAAAGAAGAGCGTCTGAAGAAAGGACACTACTAATGGCTGGACATAGAGATGATGGTTCATTTGCTGAAAACAAAGCACACCATCCAGGTCGTAAGGTAAGTCGGGAATCATTTTTCCAAGCGTTAACACCACAGTACGAAGCCTTCCCTATTCCTGGATATGGCGAGCCAACAAAGTGGGCACCAACACCAGGAACCGTACTAGGTGATGAATCAACAGGAGTACCTGGAAGCCATACTGCTCCAACAGACCGTATTGAGGGCTGGGAAAACATGATTCAAGATGATATGCGTATTTCTGAAACCGCAGGTAATCCCTATGATGAAGCGTACGGTCCTAGTGACATGACTCGTCGCCCACCAGTGGGTGAATGGGACAACGAAGATGTATTCATGACTCCTGAAAAGAAACAATGCAGTTGTAATGGGTCGGGCACATGCTCAAGGTGTAAATAATGAGCGCATCTGACCATTTAAACCCACGTCAACATCTTTGTAAAGATTGTAAGGAGTCAGAGGCTACAGAAGCATCTGGTCGTTGTTATAATTGTGCTGAAGACATGGCGTATATGCTGGGAGACCTGCATAATGAATTTGGTGGAGAACCAATGTCTGCCGAAACCATTGGAAAGATTGCATACGGGTACTAATGCCTCAAGTTCCTTATAAGCCGTGGCAATCCCGACAGGAAATGCTCATAGATATGTCGTTGCAGAACGCCATATCTGACCCTGAGACCATCAGAGCAATTCGTCCTATCGTGCCACAGCAACTTATGCCTGAGAGCCGAGGCTTCTCTAAGCAAGAGATGGGGATTATGGACGTTCTAAACACCGATAGGTTTGCGCCTACCTATCGTTCTTGGGTCTCTGGCGCACCAGTAATGTTCCGTAACGGCTTTATCGCAGATGACTTCACAGGTTCTAGCCGCTATTCAATGCAAGGATTATCAACATAATGCCAGTAAATGACTACCGCCAAGACCAAGCACAACAAGACTTTGATGCCCAGCAACAACTGCGTGGTCGTCAACGTACGTTTGGATTTCAAACAGGCTTAGGAACACAAGCACCAACTGGTGCTGCTCCAACGGCACCTCCCGTAAGTTCTATGGGAGGACGTCAAGGACCAAACACAGGTGCAGTGCCAAACTATGGCATCCCCGCACAAACAAACTATGGTCGTTCAGGAGCCATGCCTACAGGTGGTAGCACCAGTTCATTTGGTCAAGCATGGAATGGTGCAGGCGGTGGTGCTCAACAGTCCATTACACAGCCAGCAGGTAGTCGTACCCTTCGCCGTGGTGGTGTTGGTCAGCAACAAAATATTGATAACAGCACACGTATTTACAGCATGGGTGATGATGACTTTAGTATGAACAACTCGGGCGATGTACTTGGTGCAGGTGCCCAACAAGATAAGCGTGTCCAAACAAGTAATATCACAACGGGTGGAAACTCTGTAAGCCAAGACGCTAGTGGTGGTGCTGGTGGACGCACAGGTAACGGTGGAGCCGCTCCAGGTGGAGCAGGTGGAGCAGCAACAGGAGCAGCACCAGGAGCAACAGGTACCCCTCCTGTTAAAACTACACGCACACGCCGTGACCCAAGCACTATTTCTGCTGAAGAACGTACCAAAATGGACCAACGCAATGAAAAGAGCCGTGCTTCTCGTGCCGCTTCTAAAGTAACAGGTGGAGGAGGTGGAGCAGGCGGCAAGGGTGGAAACAGTGGTAAAGCAGACGGTGGCGCTGGTGGACAAAACACTGCCACAGTAGGTGACCAAATCAACGTTACTTTTGATGGACCTTCGTTTGCTCCAAGAAACCCGAAAGCACCAGCACCCACTGGAGACGTAAATGTTAATTCGGGCAACAGAGTGATTTCTCAAAAAGGTAGAGATTTGTCTGCATCACAGTCGGATGATAGTAGTACAACAACTACAACAACCACACCTCCTGCTAAACCACCTACAGGTACACCCCCACCTCCTCCACCTCCAGGTGCTGGTGGCGGTACTACAACAACTCCACCTCCACCTCCAGCAGGTGGTGGTACACCAGCACCAGCGACTCCTAGAAAGAGTGGAGCACCTGCTACGCCAGCCGCACCAGCGCCTGCGCCACGTAGTCAAGCACCTTCACCTAGAACAACTCCTACCCCTGGAACAACTCCAGCAGGTCCTCAAGCACAGGTAACAACAACGGGTGTAACCCCAGGAGCAACACCATCAGCAGGTGTTCAACAAACTGGTGTAACTCCAGGAGCCACCCCTGGTAAAGAAGCACAAACAGGTGTAACACCTACTAAAGCAACTCCAGCAAAAGCAACTCCAGCACCTGCTAAAGAAACACCTGCACCTGCTAAAACAGAACCAGCCGCAAAGCCTGTTGCTAAAAAACAAGCAGTTAAAAAAGAAGCCGCTAAGAAAGTAGAGGCTGCTGCTAAAGAAACACCAGCGCCTGCTAAAAAGGAACCTGCTAAAAAAGAAGCAGTTAAAAAGGAACCCGCTAAAAAGGAACCAGCCAAGAAAGCGGCGGCTCCTAAGAAAGACCCAAAAGCGTAGAGGAGTCTCCTAAAGAGGCTCCAAAAGCACCCGTGGAGATGGAAGTAAGGCCAAATGCACAAGGCGTTAACCAACGCCACATAAAAGTCGGAGACCAATGGGTCCCATTTAAATAATGATAGGATAGTAGTATGGCAGTTAATGATTCCCGTTCCATGAATATGGACCTCATCCGTGGCGCAGGCGACGGAAAATTCAAAGGGCTTACACCAGACCGTGGCGGTGTGGTTGACCCAACTTCTGCAACAGTTCGTAAAGAAGAGTTGCAAATTCAATATAACATTCAGTCAGCCGAAGGCTTTCCGAACTACGAATCGCACTTGCGTTAGGAGCAATAATGCCATTTACACACCGTGGACAAAGTACAGGGGACAATCACGTTCCTTTAAGTCGTGCCGCAAAACGTGACATCCAAGCACTCGCCGCAGAAAGTGGTGGAGATATGCGTAGACTTCACCCAGGAAAAGCAGGTGAATTGGTTGAAAAGCATGGAGAACATATTGTTACTCCTCTTTTTAGAGCAATAGATGACCACGCTGCTGCAACACGTCAGAGGGCTTATAAAGATGCACAGCGCAAAGAAAAGATTGACGGACTAAGAGATGCAGTCGTTAGTAAAGTTGCTCCATATCGTGCAACCGCCTTTGAAGTTGAGCGCCGCTATGGTGGCGGAGAAGAGGGAGGCTGGTACTACGATGCTGGCAACCCAGTTGCACATTCACGCCCATACCTAACTGAAGGTGGCGCTCGCAAAGCGGCTGACCGTATGAGTGAAGGATTTCCATCAACTGGTTCTAGTAGCAAAGTTCGTAACATGTCATCATCAGATATGTACGATGCAGACCGTGATTCAGGCGCAGACATGTACGACTATGAGTCGGGACGTGAACACTCTTCATCAGGCTATAACCCAGCGTATGACCCAGACGCCGATTACAACATTGAAGTTCGCCGTGGTAAGGGTAAGGCTTACCCCGAGACACGCCCTCATTACGAGTAAGGACTAAGTTATGGGAACAGACCACAGAGGACGTCGCCTTGGTGACAACCACCGAGCAACACCACGTGTTAGTCAAGCGCTTCAACGTTATTACAAAATTGATTCAGACACCGCACAGGATGTTATTAATGAGCACCGTGCTGGCAGAGATTATTTAGATGACGAATATTACGGCGTAGATTACTCAACCCCTTATCACCCTGACAAACCTGTTCCAGACGATGACAACATTGGTAATCGTATTGACCACATTCCTACGGCTATTTCTGCGGCAGTAGAATCTCGTTCAGGGAAAAATTCAATGGGTTACAGTTCTCCCTATGAGTACCCACCTACAGTAAAAGTAAAAGAATCAAAAGACCCTGCTGACGGTATCTTTTACTAGACAACTACAATAGTTGTCGTGTAGGCTGAGAGCCTACCAAGGAGTATAAAATGGCTGAAACAGGTTTTGACCGTATCCTCGTTTGCAAACATCATGGTGTTATGTACAAGATGCGTCCCTATGATGGACCACCTGAGTACGACCAAGAACTCATTGAGTTGTGCAATCGTCACAATGCTCAGTTCCCTGACTCAGATAACTGTCGTGCAACCATTTATCGCACAGACCCTGAGACGGCTTCAAAGTTGGACATGGAGTCAGCACTTACTAAAGAGTTGTCTGACCATGACGTGTACATCAAAGATTACCGTGATGACCTAAAGGTTGAAGCCTTGAAATGCTTTAACCAGCACAATCGTCCTAGTGATGGTTGCCCTGATTGGTGCATTGAGGCTAAAACGATTGGTCGCAAGATTGGTGTCCCACCAGAAAAGCGCCAGTATCTCTGCATGTATTGCCCTGCTGGTGCACACGTTGCACACATTGAGCGCAAGGCTATGGGGCTTTACGACCAATGATTTTTATTACCTTTGATGCTCTTGCTAGCCCAGCAGAGTCATTGGGTGCAAGACAGCCTCGTCCTGAAACACGTCGTTTGTGGAGTGCTTTATTTCCTTATTACCATGGTCGCATTGTTGTGCTTGCAGATGGTGTTCCCCGTGATGGTCTCAATGGCGAAGAGATTCTTAAAGAATGGCTAAAGCGAGAAGGGTTCAAAGCAACTTCCGTAGATTTTTCTGCTGAGAAAAGTTCTGAAGTTATATATGACCGAGTAATGGCTCTTGCATCAGTCTTTGGGAAACCACATTGGTTCATTGACACCAACCCTGAATCTATTGCTAAGGTGGCTCGCTACGGCATACCTACTCTTTTGATGACTATTCCCCACACCATTCGTCCTGAATGGGAACAAGGTCGGGAAATCAAAGGTTGGGATGAGTTAGTAGAAGAAATAAACAAGCAGGAAATGGCTAAAAAAGAAAGATACTGGGGCGACATTGAGTGACATGACGTTTGAAGAATGGTACCAAATTGGGCTAGATAAGAGTTTTTGTGGACCACCATTGTGTGTAGAACATGATGGGTACCCAAGCACCGAAGATGAAGATACGTGGTGTGAAGAGAACGGCGAGATGCCTTGTTTTAGTATGGTTCGTCTGTATGCCGATGACCTTGAGCGCTTACTTGTAGAGCAGAACCACTCCCCCTCGGTGTGGCGCAGAGTTGGCTGGGAATGAAAATATACTTTGGTGGTGCTGAGAAAGGCTCTTACCGAAACATGTTGTTATCCGCAGGGGTAACTCGTTTTGGTATCAATCTGACTCATCTTCCTGTCCCAAAGAAGAAAGAGCAAGACCTCAGCGCCATGTTCAATGGTGGAGAAGTTCTTCTCTATGTTTCTGAGACAGACGAAGACATCGCTAAGTACGATACTTTTATTCGTCAGCATGCTGACAACCTCAGTATTGTCATTGGACAGCCCCAATACGATGGTGCGTGGCTTGGAGAAAAGTACGTTCCTATCTGGAATGACCCAGAAGACCTTGAGAGGTTGGCGTGGTTGTGCCAGCGCCATGGCAAGGTTGCTATCTCTGACAAGGCTATCAACGGTAAAAACATAAACCGAATCAAGCAGTTGTCAACCCGATGGGGAACCCATTTGATTGGTCTGACTTCTAAGCCTGACCTGATTGAAAGTATTGCTTGGGACTCCGTTGTGGTGGTCTCATGGACGTCTGTCATCCGCTATGGCGAGACACAGGTGTGGGATGGTCATGGGCTACGCAGGTACCCAGCACAGCAAAAAGACTCTGCTCGTAAGAAACATCGTGCCGATATTATTCGCCTTGGTATTGATATTGACGCAGTTATGGAAGACGAAGTATCAGCCGTTGGTTCGCTTGCTATTGAGTCTTGGAAGCAATGGGAAACTAAAACATTTGGGGGCTATGACCACATGGAAGACGATGACGAGCAAGAGATTAGTACCCCCAAAAACGGGGATATAATTGCTACCAACCCTGATACCCCTGATGTGGGAAATGTGGTTTCTAGGGGTACAAGTATTGCTACCAACGTGCCTGAGAAGCGGCACGAGGGTACCCGTGTATTGCTACCAGTAATGGGAGTAGAAAACATTACCTCTATGGGGTCGCAAAGCCTTGATAGAGAAGGGGAATCTATTGAAATTGCCCCTGAAGTAACCCCCCTTCTTAGATACAATGCGAACCCTTTACGACAGTGTAATAATTGCTACTTATCCTCACGTTGTCCCTCATTTCAAGAAAATGCTGAGTGTGCGTTTTCTTTGCCGATTGAGATTAGGACTAAAGACCAACTTAGTGCCGCTATGAGAGCACTTGTGGAGATGCAAGTGGGTCGTGTGATGTTCGCTAGGTTTGCTGAAGAGATGGAAGGACAGGGTCTTGACCCATCTTTGTCGGCTGAAATGGACAGGGTATTTGCCCTCGTAGAGAAGATGAGAAACATCTCAGACAACCGAGAGATGGTCAGTCTCAAGGTAGAGGCAAGTGGCTCTAGTGGCGTACTGTCCCGACTATTTGGACAAAAGGCTGGGGAGCAGGCTCGCCAACTTCCTAATGGTGGATTTGACAGTAACCAAACAGACGCCCTCTACGCAGACATAATTGATTTATCCGAAGAGAGTTGACAAGTCCCTAAATAAGGGCATAGACTCCATGCATGTCTAAACATGTACTAGTAACTGGCGGTTGTGGTTTCGCAGGTCACCACCTTATTGAACACCTTCTTGTCAATACCGATTGGGAAATCACGATAGTTGATTCCCTTACCTACGCAGGACGAGTTGACCGCTTGACTGACATTGTTGGGTATGACCCTGAGCGTGTCCACATCATGTGGCATGACTTACGTTCCCCAATGCCCCCAAACACCCCCGATGTAAATTACGTCCTACACCTTGCGGCTGAGTCACATGTGGATAGGTCAATTACCAATCCAGTTCCTTTTATTTTGAACAACGTTATGGCGACCACCAACCTTGTGGAATGGGCACGTCATCAAGACAATTTAGAACACTTTATTCAGATTTCTACTGATGAGGTGTATGGACCAGCCCCTGAAGGATACGCACACCGTGAATGGATTGACCCCATGCTCCCTTCTAACCCGTATGCGGCTAGTAAGGTTGGACAAGAGGCTGTCGCTATTTCCTATTGGCGTACCTATGGTCTCCCCTTGACCATTACTAACACTATGAACCTGTATGGAGAACGTCAAGACATTGAGAAGTTCGTTCCCAAGACCATGAAGGCACTACTTGCTGGAGACAAGGTCATCCTGCATGGTAAAGAAACCAACCATGGGTTTGTGTACTCCTCACGCCATTGGCTTCACGCTCGCAACCATGCTGATGCCTTGCTTTGGATTTTACGTGAAACAACCCCTTACGTGTATGGAACCAGCCCCGTCTTTCCCCAACTTCCAAACCGTTGGCACGTGGCTGGTGAAGAACGCAACGTATTAGAAATGACGTATGAGATTGCTAAAACACTTGGCATCAAAAGTATCAGCCATGACAACGTGGATTACCACTCAAGTCGCCCAGGTCACGACCACCGTTACGCACTGGACAATAGCAAAATTATGAACGCTGGATGGAAACCGCCGTACAGCCTTGAAGAAGCACTGACAAAAGCAGTGGAATGGACAATGGAGAACCAAAAATGGGTGAAATGATTACCGACATTGGCATGGACATGGATGGGGTTGTTTATCCTTTTGTTCACGCTTTCAAAAGTTACTGTGCCGAACGTCAGGGAAAGTTGTTTCTTCCTGAACCTACCAGTTGGCATTTCTACGAAGACTGGGACATGGATGAACAGACATTTCATGAATGGGTAGAGGATGCCGCTACAAACCATCAAGTGTTTTCTTCTCAAAAACCTTACGCAGGTGTAACAGATGCGTGGAATGAACTACGTGCCATGGGTATCAAAATCCATGTTCTTACTGCACGTCCTCAAGCCGCATGGGAACAAACTGCTAAGTGGCTAACTGAACAGGGTTTGGTTGCTGACAGTTTGCACTTCAACCCCACAAAGGGTTTTCTTACAAAGATTGCAAAAGGTCAAGCACTTATTATTGACGACCACGTGCAGTATTACAATGAAGCAGAAAAGAATGACATCATTCCTGTTCTCATGAATCGTGCGTGGAACGCACACAAAGAAGATGCAACCCGTGTAAATAACTTGTCTGAACTAGTATCCCTCATCCGTGGTTACAACCTTGTCAAGAAAACTGAAAAGACTACTATGTCTAAGAAATTAGCAACGTACTACATTGCAGAAGAAAAATCTCCATACATGAAGAAAGTGTATGAGCGATATCCAGCAACACCACATGAAAAACCAAAACCAATTTGGACATACCCAACAAAAGATGATGGAGTTTGGCGAAACTAATGACTACATCTTCACGAGCAAAACTATTGGTAGATGCCGCCAATTTGATTGACGGAGACCGTAACGTTCAGTATGGCAACCCCATTGACGACTTCTCACTCACTGCATCTATGTGGGAAGCCTACTTACGCCGTATTGTTATTACACGCAACACTGGTGGAGAAGTATTCCTTGACCCTCATGACGTTGCTGTCATGATGATGCTTGTAAAAGTATCTCGGCTAGCACAAACACCTGGAAAACAAGACCATTGGCTAGACATTGCTGGGTATGCAGGTTGCGGTTGGGAATGTGCTGAACAAATGTACAAACCTAGTGGACACTGAAGAAACAAAACAAGCCTACGCACGTGCGATGGGCTACACAACAAATGAAGATTATGCACAACTCAAAGCAGATTATGAAGCGCTCAAGAAACGTTACGAACAAATACTGGTTGCTGTTGAAGACAGCACTGAAGCGGTTCTTAGAATTGCTAGAGAAGGCAAAATGGATTTGTAATGCAATTACACCTGTGGATGGAAGAGGCATCTTGCCGCAAACGTAGAAACGACTTCTGGTATCCACCATTAGATACTGACGTTCCCGATAACTATTATGCTATTGGACGTGAGGTATGTCATCGTTGCCCCGTGTGGGAAAAGTGTTTAGACGCAGGAATTGACGAGAAGTGGGGCATGTGGGGTGGTCTTACTCCACAGGAGCGCACAGTGTTGATTACTACTAATCCAAAGCCATCAGCAATAAAACAGCATGGTTCATGGATTAGATACCGACAAGGATGTCGTTGTTCTGATTGTGTTGAAGGAAATAACCAACCCACAAATAAAATCAACATGAGCGTCATTCCAAAACACGGTGAACCTGTTCAAGATTTAGAAATGTTGCGTTTCAACTTGCTTTCAACTTGATTGCGTGTAAAATGTAACTAGAGACCCATACCAAGGCTTTACCCCCGAGCACCTAGTGCTCTCTTGGTATGGGTTCTTTGCATTATTGGACAAACATTGGAGACAGATGATTTATCGCCTCATTACAGCAATTACCCTTTCCACCACCACACTATTTGGTGCCATAACGACGGGAGGTAATGAGCCAGAGGCGAGTACAACGACAGTTGTAATCACAGTTCCTGTACCTACAGTACACACTACAGCAGTCAATTTGATGCACCCTGAATTACGGTCACAACTAAAGACACGCAAGGCTGGTTCTATCAAGTTCTGGGAAGCAGTATCTTGGTGTGAGACCAACCACAAGTGGAATGATGGTGGTTACTACGCAGGTGGACTTGGTATCGCTCAGTCCACTTGGAAGGGTTATGGTGGATGGGAGTTTGCAAAGACTGCTAAGAAAGCCACTAAAGAAGAACAAATTGTTGTTGGTAACCGCATTGCTTTTTTTGGTTACCAAACAAAAGATGAGTACATCACGTTAGACGACAGACTAAACAACAAGCCCTTTTTCCGACCAGCACAAGGTTGGAGAGACATGACAAAGTGGGGAAAGAATTGTGTGAATTGGAAAACACGCAAACCATTACGTGACAAGTACACAGAGCAAACAGTTCAAGCAGTAAGTGTTCTAGACAAGCACCTGCTGTTGCCACTACAATGACAAGATGTCACAAGAAATAAAGTATGCATGCAAGGCGTGTGGAGTAAGTATCTCCACTGGTATCACTTTGGTATCACCGCCCATACACAAGTGCCAAAAAAGAGCCAACAGAGCAATAGAATTGGAAGTACAAGATGAGACTGGGAATAGCAAGCGGAGACCGAGTACCAGCAAGTAGGTCACAGGATGGCAAACCCCATTGGGGTGGCGCTGGCTGGGTTCGTCTTGGTCAATACATGGACAAACTTGCCAATGAAGGCATTGAAGTTTTTATGGGCACACTGGTGTGGAACCGTACACACTTTTGTATTGACCTTGGCGAAGGTGGCGAGCACGACTACCAAGACGTGGACATCGTGTACATGCAACGTCTGATGCACGACACGCTACCAAAGCACATAAAAGAGGCTCAGGCGTACGGACAGGTCATCATCAACGACCTTGACGACTGGTACTGGGGGCTACACCCCAGCAATGGTGCTTATGTTTCATCACATCCAAAGAACAACCCTAATGAGAACATCAACCATTACAAGGGTGTACTCAATGCCAGCAGTCTTGTAACAGTATCTACTGATTACTTGGCTGACCGTATCTCTTCATTTGTACATTGTCCTATCTTGGTTATTGAAAATACTGTGGACGTGGCACGATTTACACCCGTTCAACATAGCGACACTACGCTTCCAGTGGTCGGTTGGGTAGGTTCTACAAACCACCGAAGCAATGACCTTGAGATACTTGCTGGCGTTATGAAGCCACTGTATGACAACAATGAAATACTTTTGATGCATGCTGGGTATCACGTAGGAGCACCATCAGTAGCAAGCAAGTGGGGAGTTCCTGAAGAGTCCGTAGAGCGTTACCCAGCCGCTGATGCAGAGCATTACCCTGAGTTACTAACAATGGAAGTTGGTGTGGCTCCTCTAAGCGACATGCCATTCAACCACGCTAAGTCTGACATAAAACTTCTTGAATACTCTGCTTCAGGTATTCCTTGGGTTGGTTCTGACCTTCCTGCGTATCACAAACTGCATGAAGAATGGGGTATGGGTCGTGTTGCAAAGAAACCGAAGCAATGGCTGTCTCATTTACGGGCGCTAAAAAACCCCGACATCCGTTCCTCCGAAGGCTACGCATTGCGTGAAGCCTCATGGAAGAGGGACATCGGGGTTGGTACTAAACAGTTACTAGAGGTTCTAAAATCCCTGTCTTCTTGAACGATGCAAACAACTTGCGTCTGTCTTCAGGAAAGGTTCCTGCCCAAATACCGTATGGTTCATTGTTGAGAACAGCAAACTCATAGCATTTCTCACGGACAGTACAACTATTACAGGCGTTCATTGCAGTACCAATGCGTTCTTTTTTCTCTCCCTTTTTGAGTCCTACTGAGTTGTAATCAAAAAAGACTTTCTTGGGTAGTTTCCCGCAGTTGGCGTACTCCCTCCACCCTGTAGTCATGACGTGGCGAAGATTGGGGAAGGAGACAAGGTTTGCCCCCATCTCCTCCCCTCTCGCATCTATCACACCAGTACCAGTTCGTTGAGTACAGTCATTACATGGGCGTCAGCCTGCTGTATTCTTCCGTTGATGGAGTTCATGGCATTGCGCTCTGAACGTGTCTTGTTGTCACCAGCAACGTGGTGCTGGAATGTGTTGAAAGCCTGTACGACTCCCAATGCTGTTCCATGCCATGGAGCAACCATCGGGTCGTGCACGTACATCTTGCGAATGATGTCTTGCTTATTCTGCATCTTAGAGATAGCAGACTGGCAAACCATGCCTTCTTCACCGACAGGTACAAGACGGTTGATAATGGCATCCCACTCGCTGTTGCTAACGGATGTGTTAGACAAGCGTTCAATCTCTGCGATGATGTCTTCACTCATGGTGAACACAATGTCCAGTGCTTGACGAATGGATTGGATTTTCATGTCACTGTGCTTGCTGTGGCGAGCCTTGAACTGTGAACCATCTGTCTGCAAACCTGCAAACAAAGTGTTGTCACATACTGGGGCGTTGTACACCTGCTTGTAAGTGGTGGCAATGGTTCCGTTATGGCTGGTGGTTGCCAACAAGATTGGACGTACAGGGAAACCAGCAGTGGTTTCAATGTTGTCAGGCATGGATACGGCTACCCAAGCAATGGCACCTTCACGCAAGCATCCAGCAGAGTCCACAACCAACTGGTTGTCGTCAATGATGTTGCTGACATTGTCAAGAAGTGTGTGACGGAACTGGTGGATGGCGTAGTTTTCCTTGAAGACGCCCATCACATGGTTGTTGTCATCACGCATGATTGCCTTACGGTCAGGCTGTTCAACGTAACGGACAACGTTTCCATCAGTGTCATGGATACCAATGAAGACTGGTGCTTCAACAGCGTTCCAAAAGAAGAGGCGGCGCTCAACGTCTTCAATGGGGATTGCCCCGTCATAGTGGTTTGGCTCATCGCCTTGTGACTCTGCACGATAATGCCATGCGTTGTATCCACGCTTGGCTACATTGCCGATTAGTGTCATTGTATTTAGCGTACGTGATGACTCTTTGCTCATTTCTTATTCCTTATGTTTGTGGGGCGTTGCCCCTGTTGTTATTACTTTACTTGTTCAGTGGTCTCTGCTGGGGGGGGGTCACCCCAACATCTCCGAAAGTAGGAGGGCTGTCACACTACCTGCCTCAGCGTTCATGTCCTCTCCCCAACCATCAAGGCAGGCAGAGATAGTTTCTTGCTTAGAGTTACAGATTGCCCACATACGGGCGTCAATGGTTGGTGACTCGGTGTCAATGGCTGTCAGCCACCAAGCGACTACGGCGTTCTTGACGCCATAGCGCCACGCCCTGTCCTCTGCTTGGGCACCGACACTGGGTGACCATGGTATTTCCACCATGACCACGTGGCTGGCAACTTGAAGGTTGAGTCCTACACTGGATGCATCGTATTGTCCAATGAACAACCGAGCCTCTCCACTAGTGAACTTATTGACAGCGTTGTTCTTTGCTTCAGCAGTCATGCCACCAGCAACTACGACAACTCCATCATCCTTGAAATGTTCCTTGAGTGCGTTGATGACATTGGAATGGTACGCAAACGCAATGACTTGCTCGCCTGCCTCTAACAATGAACGGATGTGAGCGCATGCTGGTTCTACCTTGGCTTCACCAAGCAACTGCCTAAGTTTATTTATCTCTGTGATAACGGGAGCCTTGCTCGCTGCTAAAAACGCATCATTGCCATAGTTCTCCATTACCCAAGCAAGGAAGTCTTCCTCAGCCTTGCGATACTTGTTCATAGATGCCTCAGACAACTCAACGTCTAACTGGGCACGTCTCTTAGGGGGAAGGTCTTCCAGTACATCCACCTTGCGTGTGCGTGTGTAGACGGTAGAGCGCAGTATCTCATTTAGTTCTGATGTGTTAGAGGCTCCACTGGTGTTGGGGAACCCATTGACCATCTTGTAATCACAGTAACGGGTGAGGAACTGCCTCTTGGTGCCAAACACTGGGTCAAGCCTGCCGATTATCTTCAACGGAGAAATAAACTCAGATGGACGGTTAGGAATAATAGTTCCCGATAACAACACGCAGTAACCATCCTTGGGAACCTGTGTAGCAATACGGGTCAAGCCCTTAGTGCGATTGCTGTTCTCACTCTTGAAACGGTGAGCCTCATCAACGACAAGGCTGGTGAACTTGCCAGCAAGTACATTCTGCCAAGCCTCAATGATGGAGTCAGGAACTAACAACACGTTACATTTTGGCAACTTGTATGGCTTACGACCCTTGATGGATGCCACCTTGAGCCATGGAGCAAACCTCTTTAGTTCAGCCTTCCATTGGTAGACAAGGTTTGGTGGTACAGAGACCATCACCTTGTGACCTTCCTTCACAGCCATGTGCGCTACAGCAATACCAATGGGCGTTTTACCAAGACCCATGTCTTGGCATACCAACGTACGGCGTGTACGGCGAACAAACTCAATGGCTGACTTCTGATAACCAAGGAGGGGTAGTTGTAGGTCAAAATCAAGGTCAAAATCCTTGGCATTTGACAAAGTAAATAAACCTCCGTCAGGAATAATAGGTGGTACTACTTTGTCTAACGTTTGTACAAACTCATCAAGCGCAGAACGCAACTCTGAAGAATACGTAACGTCAGGTACGACAGTTACGGCAGAGCACTTATCAACGGCATGAAATGTACGCCACGCCCCCTTTAGAAAGACCTTGTGACCTGCACCAGCAAGAACTACTTCATCACAGAGGTGGCACTTGCCCTTAGCAGTATTTACAATGATGCGTGTGACTTCTTCAGGGATGTGCGCTAACGCAGGTGTGCGCTCTACTGGCAGGTATGCCAAGTAATCAAGCAATGAAGACGCTGACTTGAATGTCAGTTTCTCTAACTCCATTGTGCTAATCCAGTTGTCAATACACCCAACCATTTCTAATGGGCTGGTACGTTGTTCTAACGCATCATGGATGTCACGTTGTTGCCTTGGTGTTATTCCGTTCATGTCAATACCTTAGTTGTTAGGGGTGCTGTGCTAAGGGGGGGGTACCCCCCCCCTAGGAGGTGGGGTGCAAATACTACAATGGGTTCATGCAAAGAACACGAACAGACATTTGTGACCAATGTCAAGAAACTAAAACAATAACAATAACTCCCACGGGCGACCAATACTGTAAAGAATGTAAATCATTACGTATGTGGTTACTCAAGCCGATTACACAACCAAAACAAACAAAGGAATAACGACATGCCAAACTGGACAAGCAACTGCCTCTCTGTAGAGGGCAACGAACAAGAAGTACAAGGCTTCATCAACAAAGTAACGACAGAGGGTAACGACACTTACTCAATCCTCAACACGCTACTACCCACACCCACAGAACTGTATGAGGGTGACGGTTGGTACGACTGGAACATCTCTAACTGGGGAACCAAATGGCAAGATAGCGATACTGTTCTTGTTATTCGTGATAAAGATTACGTGTTCTTTAGATTTGATACTGCATGGGCACCACCATTAGTAGGTTTTGAGTCCATTTCAGTGATGTTCCCTGAACTTACGTTTGTTCTTACATACCAAGAAATGGGCATGGGTTTTGTGGGATGTGCTGGATACCTAAATGGTGCACAGGCTCACGTAGAACGTGAAGACATCTCTATCCCCGAAGAAACAGAGGACGATGACCTCATGGACGTCATGTACTCCACGTACTCAGATTTAGCAGATGAGTGTGAGGCAGTAGTACGTCAAGAAATGAACATCCCCTCCCCCCTAGCAAAGACCCTCTGAGAACTAAGATAGAGACATGACCCCACAAGAATACACAGACACATTTCATTACATCCAGCGCAACCTTGAGCAGATTACTTCATTTGCGATTGAGCATGCCATAAAAGAAAAGTTACAGCCCATGCTGGATGAGTACCGTAAAGAGGCAGAGACCTACCTAGACCACGGCTACGATGAACTTGACCATTGGCATGCCTTTGGCGACAGGGTAGACCTCAACTACGTCAGCCGTAACCTGACAGACATTGTTTGCCTTGCTTACCCAGTAGTCAATGGTGTACCTAACTACGATGAAGAGTATGAAATCCCCATCCCCTTTCCAGCAGACTGGAGCAACTAATGTCAGAACAAGATGAACAAGACTACGCCAACATGTTGGCAGACGTAGAAGACCAGTACCTTGCTTCACACGATTACAAGATGGATTATCTTGCGTGGAAAGAAGATGACGAAACAGCAACCGAGCAACATTACATGGCTTCAGGTCAATACGAATGGAACCTAGAGCGTTACGCAGACAAACTACACCCACCCGAAGAAATGGATTTCTAATGAAAAAACAATACGCAGTTTATGTAACAGAGAATGTCAGTCACATGTATGTGATTGAGGCAGAGTCAGCAGAAGAGGCAGAGAACATCTACAACTCTTATGATGATGACCAACTAAAGTCAGAAGACTCAGATGGCTCTGTGGGCTGGGACAGACCATGGGAAATCGTGGAATACGATGAATAACAACATTATCCAAAAGAATGACACCACGTACATGCACATTGACGATTGGTACATTGGTGTGCACCTTGACCGTAACGGCGACCTTATGATTTTTCTAGACCACGAAGATGGCAAGGTAGTGGACTACAACGAAGTAATCGCAGAAGACGACTACCAATGGGGTAAGGCATTTCATGTTGTACGTGCTACACGCCCAGCAGACCCCCTCCCCCTACGCAGGACATTGCTACGAAGTAGAGTACGTGTGGAGGTAACACAATGATTGAATACAAAGGAATAAACTGCCACGTTGTTTGGGGTAATGAAGACCCCGAATACTTTTACATTTCGTTTGGCACGTATGATTATGAAACAGACATAAAGCATGACTCATACGGAGTAGAAGATGACAGCATCTTCTTCTATTTTGACGACAATGAGAAAGAGGCTCTTCTAAAGGCTCTTACACTTGGGCAGATACTAAAAAACCCTACGTTCTCTATTACAGATGAATGGTACATTGCTCTTCCCATGGGCTATGCGTTGGTTGAAGCATAACCCCCTCCCCCTAGCACACGACAACAAAAAGATAAGATAGAGACATGGACAACGACACAGAAACCACATACCGTTACTTCTCATTTGAGGTGATTGAGACACGCATTGAGATACGAAAGTGTTACAAAGACTTTCGCATTGAGTCAGACGCCCTAAACGGCGAAACACTTGAAGCAATGGTTGGTAACCACATGACTAGCGATGAGTTCTATGACTTCATCAACAACCACGGTCATTTCATCAAGGACTCTACTAAGAACATCTTAGAAGACGTACAAGAGATTACAGGTCATGTATGGGAACGCTAAGAGTCTCAGACTGGGCTAAGTGGACACGTGCCAAGAAGAAAGCCATCACTATTCTTTACACCGTAGGTATTGCGTTAGGTTTTACCATTGAGAAAGCATCATTATGGTGGGGTGTACTTGGTATCTTCTTATGCATCATTGGTGCAATACTAGTAAGCACTATTCGCCACCATGAGTGGTGAGTCCTGTGAGGGATGCTTCGCTCCCATAGTTCGTCGTTGCCCTATGGTAGTAGCGAAGTGTCCCTCAGAAGATTTCCCAACAAAGAAAGTAACGTACTGATGTTAGTTCTAGATGTTTTTTTTGTAATCATTGCTATTGGTGCTCTATGGGGCGTCCTTACTCTTATTTCACTTGGCGAAGAAGAGAAGTACATTCAAGAACTATGTGAGTCTGCTCGTAAAGCAACCGAAGCAAAACACACCCCCCCCATGGACAACCACCACAACAACTAAGATAGAGACATGAACGACACACAAATGACTGAAGACCAATGGGAAAAGAAATACAAGCCCATTCCCAACCACCTAGACGCTAACGCATCATGGAATGGCATTATGTATGAGACCTACGACACCGAGTATGACTTCGTACACGAACAGCCTGACAACAACGTATGGACGTGGGTAGACGGTGATGGAGGAACATTTATTGTTGCTGGAAAAGCGTTTGTAAATCGCATTGGTTACTTTGTGACCAGTGAACCATGGACTGACTATGTAGAAGTAAAAATAGATACTTATGTTTCTTGTGAGATAGAGGCAATAGAAGAACTACGCAAAACGTTTCCAAAACTACAGGTGGGAACTGACGAAGATGGACTACTTGTTATCTTTACTAATGAACTGGCAGATGAAATGGAACTTTACAACCACTTTTTAGAAGTTATGTCATGCACAATGGATAACTGCGTATCAGATGAATAAGTACACAATGACATACATCATGATTACACAGCACATACACGAAGTGGATGCAGAGGATGAGGATACAGCACGTGCTCTATTTGAGACCAACCAGTCATGGTGCGTGGACACAAAAGAGTCATGCATAGAAACAGACATAGAACTACTGACCCCCCCCTGAGCACGACCAACTAAACAACTAAGATAACTACTAACAACCACAACAAAAGGACAACGACATGGGATTAGACCAATACCTCTACGCTAAGAAATACGTTTCAGGTGGAGACTACAGCAACGACACAGATAAGAAGACCTTTGCTGAAATAGCAAAAGCAATGAATGTTTCACACCTCTTCATTACAGACAACTTGCCATCTGCTGAGGTCTCTATCAAGGTAGGACAATGGCGTAAGGCAAATCAAATCCACAACTGGTTCGTGACAAACGTACAGGGTGGAGAAGATGACTGTCGCCAGTATCACGTCAGCAAAGAGAGCCTAGAAACATTGCTAGACCTTTGCAGGCAAGTGTACGCAAAGCGTGACAATGACTTTGCAGAAGAGATGTTGCCAACTACATCAGGTTTCTTCTTTGGTGATACCAGTTTTGACGAACATTACTACAATGACGTTCTCTACACGGCTCTAACACTTGAGCAGTTACTAGCAGACCCAACATTGTCAGACACAACTGGATGGGGCTGGGAGTTTTCTTACCAGTCATCATGGTGACCCCTCCCCCTAGGAGGAACACCCCAATAACTAAGATAGAGACATGAACAGCAACGCACATAACTTATGGCACAAGCACGATGGTCTCTTGACCTTCATTGACACTGGAGAACAATGGCAAATACCTGACTGGACAGAAACTGTCTACGAGTTATTTGTTACATCAGATACCGATACACAACTAGAAATACTTGACGGATTAGAAGAATGGGTGTCATGAACACAGTAAAGCACACAGAGCATTTTGACCCTGCCATCAGGGGACTTGCTGGTAAAACTATCAAGAGAGTTCGCCACATGATTGACGAAGAAGTCAAGGGCATGGGCTGGTATCAACGTGAACACAACAACGTGTATGTAAGTACCATCGTCATTGAGTTCACAGACAACACGTACGCCATTGTCAGTTCAGACATGGAAGGAAACGATGCAGGACATTTATTTGTAGAGGAATACGAATGAACCAGTACACAGTAACCATGACAGCGACATTCTTTGTGTCTGCCAAGTCATCACTAGATGCAGAGGGCATTGTTTCCGAAGCACTACTACGTATCAACGAAGTAGATACACAGATACATGATGCAGAGACACACTGGCATGACTCGGTCATCATTGACGGTTACTACTCAACCATTGACCACGACAACTGTGGCATCAGCGATTACGACAAGCAAATCTTCCAAATAAAACACAGCAAGGTAACCCAATGAACAACATTATTATTGACATGGTGACAGGCACAGTCCTCAACTACGACCCACAGGTGGTTGTAGTGGATACTGACACACTAGACGACTACGAACAGAAACTACTGGACGAATGGTATGAGTGTGGTAACGACTCTATCATTGTTGAGTTGGGTGCTCTAAAGGGCACACCCATTACCAAGACCCCTCCCCCTAGCAAGCGCAAGTGGTGGAGTAAAGTAAAGTCATGAGCAACAACGACATAACAATCACAACACCAAGTGGAACTATCTACATTCAGCCACGTCAGTGGTCTAGGCACACAACATCCTTTCGCATGAACGTACGCCCACGGGTGTCTGTGTGGGGTGACAAAGGCGTAGAGACTGTCTTAGATAATCTCAATAATCGCACACGGCGTCCTCACGCTGAGTACAAGACACACGCACTACGCATCCTTGCTGAGGCAGGTCTAGCATTTGACGGCTCTAAGATGCAATGGAACCAACACGCATACTGCCGTTGCCCATGTTCTCCAGCGTTTGTAGCGCCTAAGCAACACCTCACATACAACGACATCACGTACACACAGTATGACCTGAGCATCATGGTGAGCAACCTAGGCAACGTGGACTACACGAAGCAAGGCAGGTTCTACGATGACGACCAAACCCCTCCCCCCCTGCACGACATCCTCATCCCGTAAGATAAACACATGACAACGATAATCAACCCCAACTCACAAGACCCCATTACACGTATCAACGTAATGCGTGTGTTCACGTATGACGTAGAAGAGATAGTACGCACGATACACGAAGACAACAGAGGGTATGACGACATAGAAGTCACCTATGACGATGTTCTTCAATACGTAGACATGTTGGCAGAAGATGACTTCCGTAGCAATGGCACTAAAGGACTAATCTACACAGACCAAGACGGCGACCACCTCTAACCCCTCCCCAGCACAAGACCTCTAACAACTAAGATGGAACTATGACAACGACACAAGTAACAGAGACAGGCAAGACCAACGACAAGTGCGATGGTTGTAACGATTATGACAACGATGCAAAGCATCCACTAACGAAGCGCACGTGGACTCACTACGACTACGACACTGGTTGGGCGTATGAAGAGGGAGAGCGTGTAAGAGGGCGCTATTGCCCACAATGCCTAACGTCCATTGTGCTCATTGAGACTGCACACGCTGAGGAAGAAGAGAACGAACAAGAGCCTACGCTAGAAGACTGGGCAGAACTGGCTTGTCGGTTGGCAATGGGCATGACACGTGCGTTCAGCAACTGGAAAGACGTGTCAAGCGTAACCAAGCGTGAGATGAAGATGCTCACAGAACAGATGGGCGAAGACTGGCAACGCAAGTGGTGACCCCCTCCCCAGCACACCACACACAACGACTAAGGTAAGAGTATGACAACGACACAGACACGCTACGAAGTAAAGGTGGAGTATTCCCTAATCGTCACAGACGAATGGGTACGCTTCATGAAGAACAACGATGGTACTCGCCATTGGGCTGGGTACTACGACCCACAAGACAACTCCACAGACGTTGGTGACCTATGGTTCACCTACATGGGAGGGTTTATTCTGACGTATGACACCGAGACACTACTACGTGGACTCAGGTTGTATGCACTAGCACACTCACAAGAAGAGACACAGGAACTAATACGCATGGAGACAGACTCACATGAGCGTGACTACGTGTGGCAGTACGGTTTCTTTGGTGACGTTCAGTATTCCTGACCCCCCCTGAGCACGACCACAACAACAAGTAAAGTAGAACTATGAGCAACGACACAACAACCAAATACGAACTAACCAACCAATGCACGTGTGACAATGAAGCCGATTACACAAGTTGTTACGGCTACTGCTGGGAAGACAACGTCAATGACTTCTACAACGTCAATGAGAAGTTTCTCAACAGCAACGACACAGGCTGGTGGAGAGTCACCAACCTAGGACTATGGGACGGTAATCACAGTGGTTACTTCTACGTTCAGCCCACGGACAAACCATGGGTAGAGGCACAGAACATTGTGGCAGGCATGACCGTGAACAGCGACTGGATGATGCGCTACACACCATACGATGACCGTATTGAGTACAGCCTGTCACACCATGACAGCATGGGCAGTAACACTACTCTCACTGCCGTCACAGAAGAAGAGCGTGAAGAGTTAGGTCTCTACTGACCCCCCCCATGCACGAAGACAACGACAACTAAGATAGAGACATGAGCAACGACCAAATAACAAGATGGTGTCCTGAACACTTGACTGAAGCATCACCATGGCGCTACGAAGAAGAACTAGAGCGTGAACTGTGCCCACTGTGTTACACAGAATACTGGGAACAACAAGACAAAGAACTGTGGGGAGAGTAATGATAACGACAACACGTATGAAGTCCCAAGACGGACGCTATGAACTAAGTAAGTGTGTGGATAACAACCACGACTATGACGGAGGCACGTGGTATCACGTGTGGGACAACGTAGATGAAACCATTATCCATGAAGACGACAGTTTCAATAAGACCAAAGAACTATTTGAGACTCTAGTGACCCCCCCCCAGCAGACAACAACAAGAAAGTAAGATAGAGACATGAGCAAAGAACAAGACACCATCCCACCAGCAAACTTCCACAGTATGTCATTCCATGGCGTAGTGGGGAGCCACATTACATCATCCATACGTAAGTTCTCTAACTTCGCAACACTGGAGATAAACGTAAGTGGTCAGACCATCACACTCTTCACCACCAACGTGGAAGAGGCGTACGCAATGTTGGGCGCTATCACAAATACAAAGTACGAAGACACAACTAAGAACGTGGCTTAGAGGTTCTAATAAGTTCTTAGGGCGATGCAAACCCCTAAGACCTCCCACAACCGACCTAGAGGTTGTGGGAGGCATGGTAACTAGGTACAGGCAGGGTATCGCCTGAGTAAGTCATACGCTAGGGCGTGACGAAAGATACCCACCTACGCACCCCATGTGCTGACAGGGGGCAAACTGTCAGACTGGCAAGTATGGTCAGATAATAGCGACAGTGGCAGGTAGAGCCACTAATGCGTCACGCAGACAAAGTGTGAAACATACGACTACCCCCCCCATGCACACAACTGACAACGACTAAGGTAATGACATGACAACGAACAGAACCCAAACCCCCAAGATTATCTACGACTACTGCAATGGCGAACGTGTGACGTTCACGCTCAACAAGAACGCTGGATACGGCTGGTCTGAGGGACGTGCATACAGCGCCACCATCGCTGGAGAGCACTGGACTATCGGAGAAGTAGCAGACGCCGATGAGTTCTATGACGACACCACCAGCACCTACTCAACACACTGGGAGATGGACGGCGACAGGTCACGCTACGACAACGGCGACCCCATTGACAGCGATGTCATTGACTACCCTGACGATGCTGTGCGCTGGCTGTGC